TTACAGGGTCGGTCTTGATTATTGCAGCATATTTTGTTATACTACATGTATCAACACTTTATGGAGCGATGATGCATGCGTTTGCAGACATCGTTTGTATTCCTTTTTATGCAGTTCATAAACAATGGGATGTAGTAATTATGTTATCTTTCTTGATGACTATTTCAATTAGCAAAGTTGCAATTTTATTAGGATGAGTGATTTTATTTGGGTTGAAAAATACAGACCTAAAACAATTGATGAATGTATTCTACCTGACAGTATCAAAAAAACATTTCAAGATTTTGTTACTGCCGGTGAGATACCAAACATGTTATTATCAGGCCCACCGGGAATTGGTAAGACAACTGTAGCAAAAGCACTATGCAATCAACTTGGAGCAGATTATTATGTCATTAATGGATCGGATGAAGGAAGGTTTCTTGACACTGTTCGGAACAACGCAAAGAACTTCGCATCTACCGTCTCTCTTACAAGCGAGTCGAAACATAAAGTCATTATCATCGATGAAGCGGACAATACCACTTCCGATGTACAACTCCTTCTCAGAGCGAGTATTGAGGAGTTCTCCAAAAACTGCAGGTTTATCTTTACCTGTAATTACAAAAACAAGATTATCGAGCCACTACATTCTAGGTGTTCTGTTGTTGACTTCTCGGTTAATAAAAAAGACAAACCTGCAATAGCAGCACAATTCTTTTCCAGAGTAAATCAAATTCTTAGTACAGAAAATATTAAGAGTGATAAAAAAGTTGTTGCTGAGTTAATCAGTAAACATTTTCCTGATTGGAGAAGAGTCCTTAATGAGTGTCAAAGATATTCTGTCGGAGGTGAAATAGACTCCGGTATACTAGCGTCCTTTTCTGATATTTCAATCAATGATCTCACCAAGAATCTCAAAGAAAAAAACTTTTCTGAAGTCCGTAAGTGGGTTAATACCAACTTGGATAATGATACTACTTTGCTTTTTCGTCGTATCTATGATAGTCTATATGAAACCTTGGTCTCTAGTTCTATTCCTGCTGCTGTTCTTATTCTGGCTAAATACCAGTACCAAGTAGCATTTGTGGCAGATCAGGAAATAAATCTACTTGCTTGTTTAACTGAAATTATGGTGGAGTGCCAATTTAAATGACTGTAAAATTAATTCGTATGTGGTCGGGCGAAGATGTAATCGCTGACATTACAAAAGAGGACACTGATTCAATAACATTCACTGATCCTATTGTGGCAGTACCGTCACAACAACAAGGACAAATTGCATTTGCTCCTTGGTCTCCTTTACTTCAAAAAGATAAACTTGAAGTGACTAAAAAATATATTGTTTACATAGGAGATCCTCAAGAAGAAATTATCGAACAGTATAATTCAATGTTTGGTAAGTTATCAAAACCAACTAAGAAACTTATATTATGAACTGTTGGCATTGTAATACTGAACTTATCTGGGGTGGTGATCATGACCTTGACATGGATATGACTCCAGAGTATAGTATAGTAACAAACTTATCATGCCCTCGATGTAAATCTTATGTTGAGGTTTATTATCCGCGTGAAGATCAAAATGACTAAATTTACAAAAACAAAAGCACAAATGAAATCGTCAAGTTATTACTTATTCTGGGGTATCGCAACAGTTGCAGTTGTTGCCGGTCAAGTTTATGTTGGTACTGGGTATCGTCAGATGGCAAAATCAATGAATAGATGGTTTGAAGAAACTATTGATATTATTACCATGCCAAGAAGAAATAGTGGAGGATATGGAGGAATTATGCCAATGAGAGAAAAGATTGATCATGATGATTATATTATTTGGGAAACAATAGATTGATAAAAAAAGTAGAAAGAAATAAGTATGAAGGCAACGATGTTAAGGAGACAAGAACTCTTACATTTGAACCTTATCCATACGATGAGATCGAAGATGTGATTGTAAAGATACAAGAGAATTTATCAGGAGATCTTTTAAAAGGTAAAAGATTAAAGTATGCAACTGATGTTCAAAAATACAAATATTATGGACATTGTTATCATTCTTCACAAGCTCTTTTCTTTTTAATGAATACAGATAAACTTGTTCCATTTAGTGCTGTTGATTTTCGAGATGAAAAACATTGGTGGTTGCAAGATGGAAATACAATATATGATGTAACAGAAGATCAATATTATCTAAGATCAAAAGTCCCACCACATTCAAAAGGTAAGAAGAGTGTATGGTATGGTTGGAAACAAAGACCACAACAGATAACTCTTGAATTAATGAAAAGAGTATTGACAGATAGATTAATATCTGATATAATAAATAATGTAGGCGATTAGCCAAGTTGTTTAATTAAAAAATGAAAAAACCAGAATCAATTGTTAGTGTCAACATTGATGTACTTGTAGGTATATCTTCGTATGACGCTTTTGTTTATGAATACACAAACATAGAAAACGGTAAAAAATATGTTGGATCACATCTTGGAGAAGTAGGAGATGGATACTGGCATAGTTCAAGAAATTTAGAGTTTATAGATTTATTCTCTGACATGATCCCGATATTCGAGTATAAAATACTTGATGTCGGGTCTTTTGATGAGATGAAAAATCTCGAAGCAAAGATACACAAAGATAATAAAGTTGTAAGCAATCCTTTGTATTACAATTTAGCAGCAGCTGGATCTGCTTTCAAAGTTCCTGTAAGACAAAACCTTATTAAAGATTTTGTTTTACGAAAAATACTGGATGGTGATTTTAATGTTCTAGATTCTTGGAATAAATCAACATTATTAGATAGAAGTCCTTCTTCAAAAGTTAGTGCATTGCAAGTTAGATATGAGGATAATCCAAAAGTTATTGAAATTAGAAATAGAATAGCAGCAAAGGGAGATACTTCTAAATGTGGTCGTATTTTAATGGTTGAATTAGGTGGAGGGTATTATCTAATAATTAATGGTAATAGTACCTTACTTGCAGTAACACCTCTAAAGTTTGTAACAAAATTAAAGGTTGCAATAATACCAAAAGATTTCATTGAACATTATGATATTAATATCGATGAACTAAGATATGTTGGTCACTTAATGAATCCAGAAGATGAGGTAATTACAGAACCTACAGGAACCACTGATTTAATCAAAACACTACAAGATTTTTATGTAAATAGTAAGAAAAAAATTAAATTTAATTCAAAATATTCTTTGGATTATATTTACAGCGTTCTCAATTGTTCTCCGCAAAAGGCTGGTTCAATTGCTAAAAAGGCAAAAAAAGATTATCAAACTAATGCTAAATTAAAATCAGGTTCAAAGGTTATTGACTATAATTCTGAGCGTAATCCAGATAATCATGCTAAAGTTGTTGAAAGAGTAAAAGAATTAAGTGATAAAGAGGGTAGAGTTGTAGTTGTTCATGGTGGAACAGGAGCTCCTAAAACTTTATCATTAAAAATTTTAGATGCTATTTTAAATAATCCTAATGCATTAAAGTATATTGCTGTCATCCATCATGATACTGATGATGTTTACAATTTATGGGAGAGTAAAAATCGTAAAATTGTACATGACAGAGCCACCAAAATGTTAAAATTAATGACACCTCTAAAGGGTGTGTTAGATGAAAATGGTTTAGAGAGAGATGGTGTTGAACGAACATTTAGGTTTGAAGAAATGGATCACGAGGAGTCTGATATTTCTTAATTGGCAAAAAATAAATCCTATGATATAATGGGAGTATGACGATAAATCTTATTTCTAAAGATAATACCTTATGGGCTGCTGACGAGTTTATAAGGTATTTTTCGCGTATGGGAAATATTGAAGATTATCTTAGATATGTTAAAAAAGAAACTGTTAAAAGTTTTAGTGCTCTTACATCCTTTGAAGATGAATTTTTGAATGAAGATATTCATCCAAACGATATGGAGTTTGATATTCGATTTGTAGGTGATAGATTTCAAAATAGTCTTCCACAGGATTATTATAAAACAATGTTGGGTGCTGTTTCATCACATAATAATGAAACAAATATTCCCGGTAGAGAATTGCGTTGGATGGTGTATGAAAAGAATACAAATAAAGTTATTGGGTTTATTCGATTTGGTTCTCCTACAATTAATTCTAAACCAAGAAATCTTTGGTTAGGTAAACCAGCCAATTTAACTTTGATGAATCGCCACACCGCGATGGGTTTTGTAATTGTTCCTTCTCAACCATTTGGATATAATTATCTTGGTGGTAAATTATTGGCATTGTTATGTTGTTCACATTTTGCAAGAGAAACTATATCGAAAGTATTTGATAAAGAGATAGCACTATTTGAAACAACATCTTTATATGGATCTACAACATCTGCATCACAGTATGATGGACTAAAACCTTTTATGAGATATAAAGGACTAACTGAAAGTAAGTTCACACCATTACTTCATGATGATGCATTTCATAGATTACATAATCGTTTTAGAGAATGGAATGATAATACACCTCTTACAGATAATAAAGCATCATCTAAAAAGATGAAGAGACAATCAAAGATGATATCAATAATTAAAAACTCAATGAAAGAATATGATATGAATACAGAGTTAAAACAATTTACAGATACTATTGACATGGCACTTAACTTAACACAAAAGAAAAGATTTTACATATCTGATTATGGTTATGGTAATGTTCGTGAAGTTATCAACGGAGAGCAAGATAAATTAATTCGTGGTCAGAACTGGGATAAGTTTTATCTTGAAAACATACTGGCATGGTGGAAGAAGAAAGCAACAAAGAGATATGAAAAGTTAAAGGCAGAGGGTAGATTTAGAGATAAGGTGGAATTATGGACACAAGACGATGACATACAAATCATCCGATAATAAATACTTAAAAAGAATTGTGAAGGATGAAGACATTTAAGGAGTTCTTAGACGAGAGTAGTCTCAGTAGAATTAAAAGCAAATCAGATAAAGGTGGAATGGCTGCACTGTCTGCATCCAGAGCAGATAAGTCTGCAAAAGAAAATCGTGCAAGAGCAAAACAATTAGATAAAGATATTCGTGGTAGAGGATTAGGAGGTGCTACAAAGGTCACTGGATCTTATATGGAGAAAGATAAAAAAACTGGTGAGGAGAAGAAAGTAAAAGAAAGAAGTCATATTGTCTCATCAGGTAAGATGGGTAAGAGAAAGTTTAAAAAGACAGTAAAGGCACTTGGTAAAAAGTATGGACAGGATTCCGTATTGACACAAACGAAAAAAACTGGTACACTATCAGCAACAAGAAAAGGTGGACTCGGCAAATCAAAAAATGTTAAATTAGGTAAATTTAAACCACAGGGTAAAAACCCAGAAGGTCAATCACAAATCAAAGGAAAAACTTTTACATACGGATAATGACAACACCACTTTACGATGATTCAAACTGGAGAGAGGAATACAAATCCTACACCAGTAATAAAATGGAACTTGAATTGCTTGAAAATGGCCCAAAGACTTTATCACAATCATGGCATCTTCAAGCACTTTACAGTAATTGGAAAAAGGCAAAGGGATATAATAAATTTGACCCTAAAGAAAATACAGGTCAGATGCAATCATCAATGAAAGAATTTTTTAATCATCAAAAAGATCAAGGCATTTAATGACAGAATTTATTCCTAGACATATCGGTATTTCCGAAACAGATCAGACTCAAATGCTAGAGGATTTGGGTCTTTCTAGTTTAGATGAACTCGTTAGACAGATAGTTCCGGACTCCATATTACTGCGTGGTGATTACAAACTACCTGATGGATGTAGTGAACAAGAGGCATTAGCAGAATTAAAAGAAATAGCAAATCAAAATAAAGTAAAAAGAAGTCTGATCGGGCAGGGATATTATGGGACAATTACTCCACCAGTTATTCAGAGAAATGTTTTTGAGAATCCTTCGTGGTATACATCCTATACTCCGTATCAGGCAGAGATATCACAGGGTAGACTCGAAGCATTATTTAACTTTCAAACTTTAGTTACAGAGTTAACTGGTTTACCTATTGCAAATGCATCTTTATTAGATGAAGGCACTGCAGCAGCAGAGGCAATGCTACTTGCACACAGCACATCTAAGAAAAATACATTTTTAGTTGATAGTGAAGTATTCCCTCAAACTTTGAAAGTATTGCAAACAAGGGCAAAACCATTAGGAATCAAAATAAAATTACTTGATTGGGAAACTGTTTCAGCACTAGAAGAATTTGATGATGTGTTTGGATTATTGGTTCAAATGCCAAATAATAAAGGTAGACTTTTAGATCCAAGTGCAATACTTCGTATCGCAGATGTTTACAAGTGTATGAAGATTGCAGTTGTAGATCCTTTATGTCAAGTGTTGATGAAACCTGTAGGTGATATGGGTTTTGATATTGCTGTAGGTAGTATGCAGAGATTTGGTATACCTATGGGATTTGGAGGGCCGCATGCAGCATTCTTTGCAATAAGTGAAAAATATAAAAGAAAGATTCCCGGAAGAATTGTAGGGCAGTCGAAAGATAGTCAAGGTAATAAAGCATTAAGACTAGCATTACAAACAAGGGAACAACACATAAGAAGAGATAAAGCAACATCTAATATATGCACTGCTCAAGCACTGCTCGCAAATATGGCAGGTTTTTATGCTGCTTATCACGGTGCGGAAGGTCTGAAAAAAATAGCAACCAGAATATTAAAATATAGGCAAGCACTGCAAAAAGCATTAGCATGGTGTGGGATAGAAGTTGATCAGTCTGAGGGATTTGACACAGTAAGATTCAAAAGTTTTCTTGCTTTGGAAGGATTTAATGTCAGATATGAAGATGGTCACACATTAATTACTTTAGATGAGTGCACTACACTTGAAGAGTTAAAACAACTTGTTGATTCTCAATTAGATATTACAAATAATTTTGATACCATTGATCATGTCATAGATTCGATAGGAGATTATCATTGGATCGGTATTTTAGAAAGAAGTAAACCTTGGTTAACTCAAGAAGTATTTAATAACTATCATAGTGAAACAAATATGATGAGATATATTAATGAGTTAGTACAGAAAGATTTTTCGTTAGTCAATGGTATGATGCCACTTGGTAGTTGTACTATGAAACTTAATGCAGCATCAGAACTTATGCCTGTATCATGGCCTGAGTTTGCAAATATACATCCATTTGCACCAGCATCTCAAGCGATAGGTTACGATATTATAATTAAAGAATTAAAAGGATGGTTGTGTGAGATTACTGGATTTGATTCTATATCCCTTCAACCAAACGCGGGTTCACAGGGTGAATATGCAGGACTGTTAGCGATACAAGATTATCATTTAAGTAATGGTGATACAACGAGGAATGTTTGTCTTATACCTGAAAGTGCACATGGAACTAATCCTGCAAGTGCAGTCATGGCGGGCATGAAGATTGTTCCAGTCAAGTGTGATGAGAGTGGGAATATTGATTTAAAAGATTTGGAAAAGAAAGCAATCATGAATACATTTGAACTCTCATGTATTATGATTACATATCCATCGACTCATGGTGTCTTTGAACCGACTGTCAAAGATATTTGTAGAATCGTACATGAGAATGGTGGTCAAGTGTACCTTGATGGTGCAAATTTAAATGCACAAGTTGGACTTGCAAAACCATGTGACTATGGTGCAGATGTATGTCATCTCAATTTACATAAGACATTTTGTATTCCTCATGGTGGTGGAGGCCCCGGAGTTGGCCCAATCGGTGTTGCGAAACATCTAACACCTTTTGTCACTCATCGAGTATCATCGGCAGAATATGGAAGTGCAAGTATTCTTCCAATCAGTTGGATGTACATTCGTATGATGGGTGGTGATGGTTTACGCAAGGCAAGTGAGATTTCATTATTATCAGCAAACTGGTTAGCACATGAAATCGATCCATACTTTAAAGTATTATATCGAGGAGATAATGATCGTATTGCACATGAGTGTATATTTGATTGTCGTAATTTTCCTGTTACAGCAGAGGACATTGCAAAAAGATTGATGGATTATGGTTTTCATGCACCTACATTATCATGGCCAGTTACTGGAACTATGATGGTAGAACCAACTGAAAGTGAATCTCTTGATGAACTTAAAAGATTTGCAAGAGCAATGGAAATGATCAAAAGAGAAATATTTACAGTGCCTGAGATTGTTAAAAATTCACCACATACTGCAAGGGTTGTAAGTTCAACTGAATGGGTGTATAATTACACAAGAGAGCAAGCAGCATATCCTGTAGATCAATCTAATAAGTTTTGGCCTGCTGTATCAAGAATAGATAATGTTTACGGTGATCGTAATCTTGTTTGCTCTTGCTCATCCTACTTTGATAATGAAACTGATGGAACTAAAGGACTGGCTAAACTCAATCAATCTGAATAAAAAAAATCTGATTGATGAAGATCCATCAGTCGAAAAAGAATATCCTCCATTCATAATTAATAAGTGTTTATCAGGACATCTTGACACAGTGATGTTTGCAAATGAAATGAATAAGTATTCATTTCTACCGAAGAAAATGCAACATGACTTTTTTATACATATAGTGAGGAAGAAGAAAAGATTCTCTCCTTGGTTGCGTAAAGACAAGATCAATAATCTTGATACTGTCAAAACATACTATGAATGTAGTAATGCGAAAGCGGAACAGATTCTAAAGATTCTTACAAAAGAACAACTGAACTTTATTAAATCTAAACTTGATATTGGAGGAAGACAATGAGCGTTCTTCGTGAACCTGAAGTGAATTGGGATCCTGACCATATGGTTGAGGTCACACTTAATGAACCAGATGATTTTCTCAAAGTGAGAGAAACACTGACTCGTATTGGTGTTGCATCAAGAAAAGAAAAGAAGATATATCAATCCTGTCACATACTTCATAAACAGGGAAGATATTTTTTAGTGCACTTCAAAGAGCTTTTTGCTTTAGATGGAAAGCATGCAAACTTAACATCTAACGATGTACAGAGAAGAAATCGTATCGCACAATTATTAGTTGACTGGGGACTTGTTGGTATAGTTAATTCTGACACGATACAAGATGTTGCACCATTAAATCAAATAAAAGTATTAGCATATAAAGATAAGGGTGATTGGATATTAGAAACAAAATACAATATTGGATCTAAAAAGAAGAAAGTAGAGGTAACTGAATAAAAATGTAGGGGATTCAACATCCCCTTTTTAATGCAAATATGGTTAAATAGAAGTGTGGGTGCCATTGGGCTCACAGTAATAAAGTCGCTTATCGGAGGACACTATGACTTCACTACAAAGATATCACTCTGCAAACTTACCAGAGTTGATGAAAATAATTTCAAAGAACGGGATTGGTATGGATGATTACCTTGACCGCTTTTTTAATTCTTTTGAAACCACAACAAACTATCCACCCTACAATCTAATTCATGTAAATAATGTTGAGTCTGTGCTTGAGATTGCTCTAGCAGGATTTGGCAAAAAAGAACTAAAGGTTTACACTGAATATGGAAAACTTGTTGTCGAAGGATCCAAAGAAACTAAAGAGACAGGATCCGAGTATGTCCATCAGGGACTGGCTCAAAGAAGTTTCACAAGAGAGTGGGCACTTTCAGACGATGTTGAAGTCAGAGAGGTTCAATTCAAAGATGGACTTCTTACCGTTAAGTTGGGTAAAGTAGTTCCAGAACATCATGCTCGTAAAAACTATCTCTAAATATATTGAGTTCGAGATGGAACTTAGGGATCTTGACGGATCCCTTTTTTTTATATATAATAAGTAAATATACTTAGTCATATGAATCACGCTGCCTTTCTTGCAATCATTGGAATCTATCTAGTTTGCACTCCATCAATTAGCTCATATATTTTTGCTTGACTATTCGTTTGTTTATGTTATAATGAGGTGAGGAGATAATTTATTATGTCGATTAAAGTTGCTGTTCTTCAATCTGGTGAGCAAATCATTGCAGAAATGAAAGAGATTGTATCCAAAGATAGACCAATTGCATACTTGTTTAAACAACCACATAAATTGGTAATTAACTCACCAGTCTATCTTACTGAGGAAAAAGAAGATCCTCAAACATCGGTTGAGATATCATTATCAAAATGGATTTTAGTGAGCAAAGAAGATGATGTTCCTGTATCTACTTCTCAGGTGGTTGCTTTAGTCGAACCTATTGAAACTGTAAAGAAAATGTATGAGGAGAAGGTGAATGGATCAGATTATTAAATGTTTATTACTTAAGAATGGAGACTTGTTAATCTCTCAGATTATGGAGGTTGACACAGAACTTGGTGGGCCTGATTGTAAAATGACAAAACCATTTAAAATGGTGAAAACAGAAAAGGGATATGATTTAGAAACATGGTTAGATTTTACATCTCAAAACGAAATGATGATACACTCTGATAGTATTCTTACCATAGTTACTCCAACTGCTGCTATACTATCTGAGTATGTTGATTTGATTGCCTGATGAGATTTTATACTAATGTTCAGTTAGTTGGAAATAATTTTTTAGTTCGTGGTTATGAAAATGGAAAACATTTCATGACACGAGAAACTTTTTCACCTACACTCTTTGTCTCTTCAAAAAGAAAAAGTAAATACAAAACACTTACAGGTGAGTATGTAGAGTCTGTCAATCCCGGTTCAGTTCGTGATTGTCGTGAATTTTTTAAGAAGTATGCGGAGATAGAAAATTTTAAGATATATGGAAACGATAGGTATATCTATCAATACATCTCAGAGATGTATCCCGAACCAGAAATTAAGTTCGATGTAAACAAAATTAAATTAACCACTCTTGATATAGAGGTTAAATCAGAGAACGGATTCCCTGATGTAGAATCTGCTGCAGAAGAAATATTACTTATATCCATACAAGATTATAATACAAAACAAATTCGTACATGGGGTCAGGGTGAATTTGATAATAAACAAGATAATGTCATTTACAAGTCATTCAATTCGGAGTATGAACTTCTAAATGCCTTTATCAATTGGTGGATGATTGAAGAGAATACACCAGAAGTTATTACAGGCTGGAATATTGAACTTTATGATATTCCATATCTATCTCGTAGATTGGAAAAAGTTCTTGGTGAAAAGTTAATGAAAAGACTTTCACCTTGGGGTTTAGTAACTGAAGATGAAATTTATATATCAGGTCGTAAACATATCGCATATGATGTGGGTGGTATTACTCAACTCGATTATCTTAACCTTTATAAGAAGTTTACATATAAGGCACAAGAATCTTATCGATTAGATTACATTGCAAAAGTTGAACTAGGACAGCAGAAGTTAGATCACAGTGAGTATGATACATTTAAGGATTTCTATACAAAAGGATGGCAGAAGTTTGTAGAATACAACATTATTGATGTGGAACTTGTTGACCGTCTGGAAGACAAGATGAAGTTGATAGAACTTGCAATCACAATGGCCTATGACGCAAAGGCAAACTATGTTGATGTATTTTCACAAGTTCGTATGTGGGACACAATTATCTACAATTATCTTAAGAAAAGAAATATTGTAATACCACCCAGAGAAAGATCAAATAAGTCTGAAAAGTATGAAGGTGCATATGTAAAAGAACCGATTCCCGGAAAGTATGATTGGGTTGTTTCTTTTGACCTTAACTCACTATATCCGCATTTAATTATGCAGTATAATATCTCACCCGAAACTTTACTTGATACAAGACATCCACATTCGGGAGTAGATAAGATTTTGAATCAAGAAGTTACATTTGAGATGTATAAGGATAATGCTATTTGCGCAAATGGTGCGATGTATCGAAAAGATATTCGTGGTTTTTTACCAGAGTTGATGGAGAAGATTTATAAAGATCGAACCATATACAAAAAGAAAATGTTGGAGGCAAAACAACAGTATGAAAAGAAAAAATCAAAGGCACTTGAAAAAGAGATATCAAGGTGCAACAATATCCAAATGGCACGGAAGATACAACTTAATTCTGCTTATGGTGCTATTGGTAATCAATACTTTCGTTATTACAAACTTGCAAACGCGGAAGCCATCACTCTATCTGGACAGGTATCCATCCGGTGGATTGAAAATAAAATGAATCAAAAGATTAATCAAATTTTAAAAACGGAGGATGTTGATTATGTCATTGCTAGTGATACTGATAGTATCTACCTCAATCTGGGCCCTTTGGTTGATGCTGTATACGAGGGGCGAGAGAAAACTAATGAAAGCATTGTTTCGTTCCTTAATAAGATCTGTGAAATGGAATTTGAAAAGTATATTGAGAGTTCTTATGAAGCGTTGGCCGCGTATGTAAATGCTTATGATCAAAAGATGTTTATGAAGCGAGAGAATATCGCAGAGCGTGGCATCTGGACAGCAAAGAAAAGATATATTTTAAATGTATGGGATAGTGAGGGTGTAAGATACGAAGAACCTAAACTCAAGATGATGGGTATTGAAGCAGTTAAGTCATCAACTCCTGCACCTTGTCGTACTATGATTAAGGATGGACTTAAGTTGATGATGAATGGTACAGAAGAAGATGTAATTAAATTCATTGATGATTGTCGTGCAAAGTTCAAGACACTTCCACCAGAAGAGATTGCATTTCCTCGTACTGTATCGAATGTCAAAAAGTATTACAACTATACTGACATCTATGTAAAGGGCACACCAATACATTGTCGTGGTGCACTTCTCTTTAATCACTACATTAAGAAGAATAAACTTGATCGTAAATACTCACTGATTGGTAATGGTGAGAAGATCAAATTCATATATCTTAAGAAACCAAACATTATTCGTGAGAATGTAATATCTTTCATTCAAGACTTTCCACATGAACTTGGACTTGACAAGTACATAGATTATGATCTACAATTTGAGAAGAGTTTCGTTGAACCACTCAAAGCAATACTTGATGCAATTGGGTGGAATGTCGAAAAAACTGTAAACCTTGAACTATTTTTTACATAATGGACTTACCAATTGACAAACAAGAGTTCGACTACATAGTTACTGCACTGTGGAGATGTCGAAAGAGTGAAGATAAGTGTGGTGATTTGTATAGTAAGATGAAGTTAGTTCAAGAGGTTATGGATGCAAATCCCGGAGGGCCTTACAAAAGAATTCTTCGTGAAGAACATAATATGGTGATATAATGAGAGTAGACAAACACTTTGATCCTGTAACTGATCTTGAAAGAGAACTTCTACAGGAACTTGACGACATTGCAAAACAATTGAGAGGAAAGATTACTTACAGTCATTATGGAAATAGTGAAGGTAAGTTGTCTAAAACGGTAACTATTGAATACAACATTGAAACATAGTATGGATTTTTTAAAAGAGATAGTAAAAGAGATCGGGGATGAATATACGCAGATTGCGTCAGATATTGATGAAACTGA